GCGCGACAGCATCAACACCAAGCGTCATGCTCCACACGAAGCTCGGCTCTTCTGCGAGGAAGAGGCTGTTGTACGACGCATTATCGCTAGTGATGGTCCAATCCTGCTCAAACATGTCAGAGAAGGACATGCTTGCATCATAGAGATTCACGAGCTTGTTCGAACCAAGATTGCCATGCGCATCAGCCGCGTACACGTCCCACATATTTCCATTGATCGGCACAATGTCGATCTGGTCAGGGGAAGCGGTCATAGTTGCGGCGTTATCCAACGCACGACCGATAACCGCAGAGCTAAAGGTGTTCTCACCTGTTCGCGCAATATCGAAGTCAAGACCAGTGAAGACCGCATAATCAAAGCGATTCGCGCCCTGCTCATCACCAACCTCGATTGTGTAGGACTGAGGATCAACCGATCCATGTCCTGCTACGTCCCAAACCCATGTCACTTCACCATCTTCACCGACTGTCGGCGCGGTCTTACCAAAGACCGAGCTAAGGGGATACGCGAGGGAGTTGAAATCCATCGGACCCTCAGCATCACCCTCAGTCAACTCAGTGACCTGTGACGACTGTGTAGGAACCCAAAAGCCACTCGGACGATGAGTCACAAACTCACCATTCGGATCGGCGTCAAGACGAAGGCCCATAAGCTGCTTGTCAGCAGGGACAGCTACACCCTTGGTAGCCTCAGCACCAATCTGTACTGCTACAGAACTATATTCTCGTGCCATAATATTTTTATCCTTTACTCGTCATACGTAACTACATGGAACTGATACAGACCACCATCAGCTACAAAAATCTCACCATTCTGCTCTTCGTATGGCCCTGTCGCTAATGCGCCAACTCGAAAGCAACTCACCATTTGTCCATCTGGATACATCTCAGGCTCTACCTGATGAATCCTCTTATGAATGTCCTTGGCGATTGCATTGACGCGCATCGCCGCTGAACCCTTATCCCAAACTCGAATCATGTACTGCAATCGCTCATATGCTGATGTATTCCCAATCTGATAGAGGTCTACAGCAGAGACAATCGCGATACTGATATGTGGATACGTCGCTGTATTCGGCGCAGGATGACGATGGAGTTTGATTGGTTTCCCTTCATACTCGATACCAGCTAATCTCTCGATCAACCAACGCTCTGAAATTATCTTTCCGCTCATTCGACCAACTTCCCTTCTATCTCATTGAGAGCCTGTCTGAGTGAAGGAAGTGCCTTCTCAGCAGCATCAGTCGCAAAGGGCTGAGCTTCCATATAGCGAGTACCAAAATTGACGTAGGCCGCATACTCAGCAGTCCAAGCAATGCGGCCCTCACTTACTTCTTTGGAGTTCTTCAACTTACCTGTATCGACAGGGACCAATCCAGAAGCAATGGTGTCTACTTCACTGATGTACTTCTGCTTGGCTTCAGCAACCGCTTCATTGAGGTTGGCAGCCGCGTCAGGAAGCTTATTGATCTTGACATTGACTTTGACTCCCATAACTCACCTCGCTTCCCCACAGAGAACTGAGGTCATCGTGGCGTAGGAGTGTTCAACTACTCGCGATACTTCCAATGTTCTTGGTGTCTGACTGACTGTGACCAGAATGCGGTCACTCTCATGAATGTCTGTTCCATAAGGGAATCGAACAATCAACTCCCCTTGGCTGACCAGACGACCAGCTTGTATATCCTCAGAAGAACTAGACACGTTATCAGGCTCAACAACAAGACATGGGACACCTATAAGGTGATCGCCCCATGTCTCTATCTCATCAAGCCCAACTGTGGTGATGGTTTTTCTTTGGATGGTGCAAGTGGAAATCATGAGAGGAAGAACCGCATCCCTGATGGACGCCAGTTCTTCCTTAGTCATCATGTACAGGCACCTCCAAGATCATTGGATAGAGCCTGACGCCACCGCGACGAAGCCTTGTGCTTCCAAGCCGAGGATATTTCCTTTGCATGGCCTCACAATTCTTGATGTATTGGTCGCGGTCAAACTTCTGACCATCAGCGGTAAAGCTAATCATCGAAGCGGCTTTTGCGGCCTTCAGGCCCCATCCCTCATAGGCACCGCGATTCAAGTCATAGGTCGGTACCCACAGCGTCTTGCCTTGGTATACCCACTCACATGAACCATCCTCGTAATGGCCTTCCTTCTTACGAACAAACCTTGGAGCCAAAGCGCCAGAGACACCATCAACCACACAGATGAAAGTCTCTTGCTTCTCATTTACGACTGTCTGACCAACCTCATAATGGGTTGATGGTTCCCAAGCCTCAACATCTGCGACTCGATTTCCATAGCTGTCCGATGTTCGAGAGAGGTCAACAAGATAGTCGATATCTTCGTCAGTCAGCTTAGGAATCTGGTCCCAAGCGACAGCACGCTTTAGGCGCTCTTTGAATTGTGACTTCTTCATGTTGATCCTCCATCACTCTAAGGATTAGGGAGTAACCTCAGCAGCGCGAAGGACAGCAGCAGCCTCAGGGTGACGCATAACAACAGCGCAGTAGAACTCGATACGAGTACGATAGGTCGGCTTGGTGTCAAGCTCTCCAAGGTCATACGCCTCGATACCACGAGCGGTAATGCCATGAACACCATCAGCCGCAAGGCGAACAGCGTAAATGTCGTCACCAGCAATGACAGGCTCACCCTCGTCATTGCGGCCAGCGCTCAGAATCGGAATACCTGCATACGCCTGAAGTGAGCGACCGAAGTTGTTGATATCGGCCAGAGCCGCCTCACGACGACCAGCGCTCTTGAAGCGAGACAGCATCGCATCGCCCATCAAGAGGACCGAAGGACCACCGACAACAGAGCCGATCAGCTCATCAATCGCATCAAACATGTCCTGACGAGTATCGCCAGAAGTACCGAAGCCACCCTCAGGGCCTTCGACTTCCTTGATACCCATTGCTTCAAGTCCCTCGAAGGACTCGCCAGTACCATCACCATTAATCATGGTGTCAATGAACTTCGCTCGAACCGCCTGAGTGTTGGACACAACAGCAGCAGCGCGAAGGTCTTCAAGATTCGACGCGCCATTCTGAGTGACAACAAGGAAGCGATCAACGTCAGCATCCTGACCAAGACGCTTCAGTTCAGCAACATGGTTGGTGAACGTCGGAGTTGACTCAGGGTAGCCAGCGTTGAGAGCGCGGAAGTCAGCATTACCAAGCGATGCCGAGCGAGTGTAAGACAGCGCATTACCAGCGATAGTCTCAAAGGGCATCACGTCGAAAAGCGGGTTATCCGCGAATACCTGAATAACACCCTTGCTAAGAGGGTTCGGAGCCAGTACAGCAGCCTGTGAAAGTGTATAAGCCATTTTTGTTTATCCTTTTCTACTAATCATCATGAGTCTTGAACGCTTGCTTCAGAAGGCTTTCTGCATCCATACCTTCGTATTCAGAGCCGCGCTCATTGCGATTACCAATATTTCCATTACCTGCGACACCAAAGAGTCTCTTATAGGTGCCCTTTAGATCAGTGACGACCTTATCAATGTTGGTCGGATTTCCTTCATCGTCATACGCAATCTTGCCAATCAGCATGTCAGCTACAGCATCAGGTTCAATAGCTCCTGCCTTTCGTGCTGCTTGCGCTACAACCGATCTGGTCTTCTCATTGCGTACTTCCATTCGAAGGTCTTCCAACTGCTTCTTGTAAGAGTCACGCTCTTCCACCAATGCATCATTCGATTGTGAGCGAAGCTGTTCAATCTCAGCCTGTGCATCTTTCAGACGCTTGCGAAGATTCTTGGCTTCATTTCTCACCTTCTTCAGAGCATTCGTGAATTCCTTGTCAGTGTCAGACTCTTCATCGTCCTGCGATTCATCGTCCTCTTCTGACGCTAGAGAACTATCAACACCATCATCTTCTGCCTGAGAAGCTGTGGTTGATTGTTCTTCCGATTCGTCCTCAACAACATTGCTATCGACTACCTGAGTCTCTTCTTCCTCTTCCACTACCTGAGCTTCCAAGGTCTTTGTGTTGTCTTCCATGTATTGAATCTCCCTAGTTTAACGACTTTTCGGTCGTGTCTTATTTCGGTACCTTCCTCGTATAGGTGGTACCCCATTCCGAATTACGAACCGAGACAAAATCATTCAATGTAATCTCGCCACGCTTGTAGCGATCATATTGACTACCTAAGACTTTCTTCTGAGTTTCATCACTTTGCTGTGCAAAAAGGTCTTCACCCTGAGGGACAACCTCATCACCATCTACCTGATATCCCATCTCTCGCCATGTCTTCGTCTTTGGAACCATCGTGCATCTACACGCAGGGTGAGCGCCCATCTTCTCTTCAAGTGGAAACTCTTGTCCATGTAACGCCCAACATGCAGCGCATGTTCTTTCGCTTGCCGCTGCGTGCCATATCCATGCTGTGACCAGATGAGGGTTTCTCATATAGGTTTGACGATTACCTTCCCTATGTGCCCTGAGTGTTTCAGTCCGAGCAATCAACAGCGCTCGTCTTTGACTGATGTTCAGCGTCTTCCTCAACACTCTCGCGGTCTTGCGAGGGTTATGACCAAGGGCAAGGCTCGTCACAATATCCTTACGTGCCTTATTCGCGGCATCAGCCCCGAACCCATCCAAGAGCTTTCCAAGCGGCCCTGTGGTCAGGAAGGTTGTGAATTCCTCGATAGTCTTGACTGGTAAGAGATTGATAGAACGAACAACCCCTGTGGTATTCCTCAGCACGTCTGAGGCTTGCTCACTCCCAAGGAAGGATGATTGCACCATGCCTCTCGCCACAACTGGTCGCACCACATCATCTGCATACTTCTGAATCTCGTCTTGCACTTGATGAAGAAGCTGGTTGACTCTGCGATATTCAAGGAGTTTGTTTGGATTCTTGTCTATGTCCTCTAGGACTCTATTGACTTCATCCATCAAGCCCTTCTCGACTTCTCGCCAAGAGCGCTTCAACTCTTTGAATAGCACCTGCTCGTGTCGCTTCTGCTTGTCATAGTGGCTACTGAGGATATCGCTCATCTATCTCTTCCTCAGCTTCTAGCTCAAAGGTTTCGATCTGCGCATCTGAGTATTCAAGCTCTCGAAGCGTCTGAGACTTACTGACTCCTGCTGTCTGCTTCAGAAGTGCGACCTCTGTTCGCTCCTTCTCTGACAAGCGAGACTCAGCAGACTTCCAGACAACCGATACCCTGCTCTCGACGCCATATCGAAGGAACAGGACAAAGTTCATAAGCTGGTTCCATGTATTGCCAAAACTTCTCTGACGATCCTTCACCTTATCAATGAATGGCGCTTCAATGGTCTTTAGGGATTCACCGCTTGGAGCGGTACCACCCATACCTGTGAAGTAGTGGAGCGGGACTCTTGCGGTTCGTGCGATCCTGAGTTCATGTCCATTGATGACTTCCTCGAACATGCGAAGGTCAGCACTATCGAACTGACCAAAGCGGGTGTTCTCATTCGTGGAAGTCCACAAGCGATCAGCCCCATCCTCGAATGGACTGACCTGCTCTATCTCGCCTGTCTCAGGATTCTCGATTTCGATAGGCTGGATACCTGTCGCCCATCGCTGCTTGTAGGCTTGGAACTCTTCTGCGACTGCCTGATTCGCCAGTGTGCGATTCAAGCTGTCCTGCATGGGGATCACCGCTTCCAAGTCAGAGCGGCCATATTCACCAGTTCGTGCATTCACCGCAAAGTGGAAGACTGGTACCCTTCCCCATTCGTATTGGATCGGCCATGAGGCATCCTCACGATCTGAGTACTCTTCCCATTGCGCCTTCGATTCAGGTAGATCAGAGTGAGCGGCCTTGCTCTTGTACTTCTCTAGCCTGTCTTCGTAGTAGATATTTAGTCGCCATGTCCCATCTCTGAGCTTCCATGACTTCGCAGCGCAATAGAGCTTGTCAGGGTACTCATCGTCATAGATGACTGCGAACTGATCTGAGTGCTGTGCGTAGACCTCGACTTCTTCATTCGGCCATACCAAGACATACGCATCACCATGAATCATTGCCTCTTGGTGAACCTGCCGAGCGATGGTGTCTAGGTTCTTCTCTACCCAATACTCTTGTGCTAGTT